AAAGCTTCTACAACTCTTGCAACAGCAGTTATTAATAATGTTGCAGAAGTTAGAAAAGATTGTGTGGTATTTGTTTCACCACAAAATGTTACAAGTGGTGATATTATTACTGGCTCAGGCTCTGATGCAGTTGAAGCTTTGGTTGATTATAGGCTTCTATTACCTTCATCTTCATATGCTGTGCTTGATTCAGGTTACAAATATCAATATGACAGATACAATGACAAATACCGTTATGTCCCATTAAATGGTGATGTAGCTGGTTTGTGTGCTAGAACAGACTATACAAATGATGCATGGTGGTCACCAGGTGGCTTGAACCGTGGTCAAGTTAAAAATGTAGTCAAACTTGCTGTTAACCCAGGTAAAACTGAACGTGATAACCTTTACAAAAAAGGTGTTAACCCAGTTGTTACATTCCCTGGTGAAGGCACTGTATTGTTTGGTGACAAAACATTGTTAGCAAAACCAAGTGCTTTTGACAGAATTAATGTTAGAAGGTTGTTCATTGTGCTTGAAAAAGCAATTGCAACAGCAGCAAAATATCAATTATTTGAATTCAATGATTCATTTACAAGAGCACAATTTAAGAACTTGGTTGAACCATTCTTAAGAGATGTACAAGGTAGAAGAGGTATTATTGATTATCGAGTTAAGTGTGATGATTCTAACAATACGGGTGAAGTTATTGATCGCAATGAATTTGTTGCTGATATCTTCATTAAACCAAATCGCTCAATCAACTTTATCAGTCTTAACTTTGTGGCAGCACGAAGCTCTGTAAGTTTTGAAGAGATTGGTGCATAAGGTATAAATAATATAAGGTTAACAAAGGAAAAGCAAAATGGCAAATATCAGCGATTTTAAAGCACAAATGATTGGTGGCGGTGCTCGCCCTAATCAGTTCCGTGTGGATTTGACTTTCCCTAACTTTGTTACCGCCGGTACGTTAGTTGGGTTGAATGCACAATTTATGTGTAAAGCAGCTCAACTACCACAATCTACTGTAGATAACACACAGATTTTCTACAGAGGCCGTCAGGTTAACTTTGCTGGTGAAAGAACATTTGCACCATGGACAGTGACCATCTATAATGACACTACATTTGCAGTAAGAAATGCACTTGAGCGTTGGTCAGATGGTATCATGAACCATAGTCAAACAAATGGTAGAACAAATCCTGGTGATTATCAAGTAGATTTACTTGTAACTCAACTTGATAGAAATGGAGCAACAATTAAATCATATACATTTAGAGATGCATATCCAACAGTAATTTCACCGATTCAATTGGATTATGATTCAAATAATGTGATTGAAACATTTGACGTTGAATGGACATACAACTACTGGACATCAAATACATCAACAGATGGTTCTGACTTTGGTGTTAATGTAAGTGTGGATACACCACTCGGTACATTCCCACTACCATTCTAGTAGTGTTTTTATTATAAAGGTTATATTATGGAGATTTTCGGCTTCGAGATAAAGAGGAAGAACCCAAATGAGACTAAGGGAGCAGTTGTTGCTCCCTCAGTTGATGACGGTTCTACGATGGTCACAACCAGCTCTGCTGGTTATTATGGACAAACCATTGACCTTGAAGGTGTTATAAAGAATGAAAACGACTTAATTAAGCGTTATCGTGAAGTAGCTCAATATTCAGACTGTGATAATGCTATTACAGATATTATTAATGAATCAATTACTTCCAACTGGGATGAAAAAGCAGTTGATATAGTACTTGATGATGTTGAATTATCTGATAGTATTAAAAAGAAAATTACAGATGAATTTAATGAAGTACTAAAATTATATAAGTTTAATGAAAAAGGCCATGACATGTTTAGATCATGGTATATTGATGGTAGAATCTACTATCATATTTTATTAGACATGAATAGCCCTAAAAAAGGCATACAAGAATTACGATTTATTGATCCTCGAAAAATTAGAAGGATCAAGAATGTTAAAAAAGAAAGAAATGAAAAGGGTATAGAGGTAGTAAAATCTGTAGAAGAATTTTACCTCTTTAACGACAAAGGTATTAATACAGCATCTTCACAAGGTGTAAAATTAAGTATTGATTCAGTTGTATATTGCCCATCTGGTTTAATGGACTCTAACACAGGTATGATGTTAGGTCATTTGCATAAAGCAATTAAACCTGTTAACCAATTAAAGATGATGGAAGATTCTCTGGTCATCTATCGTGTTTCCAGAGCTCCAGATCGCAGAGTATTTTATGTTGATGTAGGTAACTTGCCTAAAATGAAGGCAGAACAATATGTCAACGACATCATGAATAAATTTAGAAATAAAATTGTTTATGATGCTACCACAGGTGAAATTAGAGATGATAGAAAACATCTCTCTATGATGGAAGATTTTTGGATGCCACGCCGCGAAGGTGGAAGAGGCAC